TTGTTTGCACACTGTCTCGCATTTCTCGTAACCCTCGCCAGGCTCCCGTGGGCACTGCTCCGGCCTGCGTATAGCTGAACAGAGGTTTCTGCCTGTGTATTCCCTGCCATCCGTAGTTATTATCGTGCATTCTGTAACCGCTTTTAAGCAGTCCCACAGCCCGTACATTTCCTCTAGGTGGCACATTATTGTCTGATACTTCACTTTTCCGCCTCCATTATCGCTCGACCTATAACCTCTGGTATCTGAGGCACTACGGCATTACCTAAGGATTTAAGTCGGTGTGTCCTATCGGGTAACTGGTCAGCTACCCTTGATATTCCTTCCTCCCATCCAGAAGGAACGGCATTTTCCCTGCAATATCGAACCCACGCCTTTTCTGCATCGTATGCCAAAAGTTGTGACAATGTTTGCATAGGGTTTGTATATTCTCTGGGCTGTTGTTTTTTATATTTTGATCTATGTGGTGCGCGTGAAGCGATGTATTCTGTCCACACGCCTCGCAGCTCCTCTTTAGGTGTTTCCTGGCGCGCCAACTGTAACCATGCTTGGTCAGCCCCTCTTTTTTTGAATTGGCGCAAGTAAGTGAACAATACACCCTCCGCTGAAATACCCCGTAATCCTCTAACCTGCCACCATATCGCTTCCGCTGCATCTGACAACCACAGTGCATACAATTCTTTTCTTGCTCTTTTTTCCTTTTCGCCATCAGCCAATAATAACTGATGGGGCTGTCCTACGTCAATTCCGTCCAGCCATGAGGAAAACCCATCAAGCCTTCCACCCACATCGGGTTCAGCTTTCCAGATGTTGGGTGTACCACCTGCGATAGCATTAACTGTCTTCCCTTCTTTATACGCCTTTGCAAAGATGGATTGCTCATATTTCCCCTGTCCCTGTTGTCTGATGCTTGTGGTGTCGGCCACATCTGCCTCCCCACAACAGTTTCCAGATTTGGGAATCTCCCCTCTTTCCATGAATTCTCTGGTGTTATCTTTGCCGCCATCGCTGAACAGCTCCGAGGGGTAGGCAACAATCCAGACCCTATCTCTGTGGTGGTGCGCGCCAAGTTCGGAAGCTGGTATACAGTGCCATTCCGCATCATACCCGAGCGAGGAAATTTCGCACAAAACCTCTGTAAACCAATCTCCCCCTCCTCCGTTAAGCAGGTTTGTGACGTTTTCAAAGATCGCGAATTTAGGTCTACACTCGCTAATAACTCGGCACATTTCGTAGAATAAGCCGGACCTGGAGGCTGATAATCCCGCCTGTCTTCCGGCTGTGGAGAGGTCTTGACAAGGGAATCCCCCGCAAACAACATCAACTGATCCTCTGTAGATTTCTCGTCCGTCATCGTATAAAGCCCCATCTTTGTAAGTAAGTTTTGTTACATCACTGGCACAAGGCACATCCGGCCAATGCTTCGCCAGCACCTTTCTCGGGAAGTCTTCAATCTCACAAAAGGCTACAGTTTCAAATCCAGCCCTTTCAAGACCTAGAGAGAAGCCACCTATACCTGAGAATAAGTCTAAAAGTTTCATCTGTTAAGTATAGCGCTATACGGTGTGATACTTTATAAGTACTTGTACCTAGAAAGGAAGAAACCCCAGGAAGTCGGCTACCCGGTATAAGAGAAAGAGAATTATTATCATTTTAAACTGTTCATCCATGCCCTATTTTAAGTAGGGTGGCTTAGAAAGTAACCTACACACATCGGTAGGTCGCTTTTGGCTACAGATAGAAAACGCATTAACTACTTAATGCGGAATATCTGCTTGCCGAAGGGTTGACATCTGTCTAGGGAGGTCTATACTTGATGGCGCTACTTGGAAAAGGCTTCGGGGTAGTGGATTTGCAAGTCCCTACCCCATTCTCCAAAGCCACCGAGTAACCTGTCTGGCTTTTTCCGATCCCTAGCATTCCAGACAAAAACATTGTAACCACAAGATAAATCCGTCTGGAGGATGTATGCACTATTACCAGTTTAATATAGGGGACTACGCGAAGAATACAGCGCACCTCTCACTATTCGAAGATTTAGCCTATAGGCGGCTAATCGATCTTTATTACGACACTGAAAAGCCCATCCCTTTAGATTTAAAGCACGTTTCAAGGCTGCTTAGGATGCGCGAACATGAGGAAGAAATAAGGATTGTTTTGCAGGAATTTTTTATTGAAACTTCACGCGGATGGAAAAATAAAACCTGTGACGAAAATATCAAGAATTACAAAGATTTTTTAAGGAAACAGTCAGATAATGGAAAGAAAGGCGGAAGGCCGCGTAAACAAAGGGCTGTAGAGGACAAGGAACAAACCCACCGAAAACCCACCGTTAACCCAAAAGAAAGCCAAAAAAAGCCTAACCAAGAACCACTAACCAATAACCATAAACTAGAAACCACAAACCAAGATTATGACGCTTCTAAGCCGAAGCGTAAGCATCGCATACCAGAAGATTTTGAGCTTACAGAGAATATGGCTAAAAAGGCTCAACGGTATTGGATAGATAAAAACAGGCCTGACCTGTCAACCAAAGAAGAATTTGATAAGTTCCATAATCACCACTTAGCCGCTGGTACAGTCTTACTCGATTGGGAGAGGGGGTGGCAGACTTGGTATACAAACGCCATCGCATTTACTAAACCTGTTTACGGAGGATCAGCTAATGACCAGCCACTTTTCGATTAACAAAGAATTCCTAAACGAAGTTAAAGACGCCATGAGAGACATTTGGGGCGCTCCACTATTCGACAAACAGTACACGGATAAGAAAGCCCTACAAAGCCACTTCTTAGAATGGGGCGATGAAATCTGTAAACACTCAAGTCGTGATGTTCTATACGCAAAAAAAGCCATCAAAAAGGAATTAATTGCGGGAAATACGGATGTTAAATACCCCTCGCTACCGCTTATGATCCAGTACATGGGCGCAAGTCCTGACGAACCTAAGCCTAGAGTGGAGGCGAGAGCGCCAAAGCCAGAGGATAGGGCGGCGGCTAAAAAGAAAGTTCAAGAGATTTTAAGAGGGCTGGAAAATGGATGAAGATAATATTTTAAGGCTGGAATTTCAGGCTATTTCAGATATGACGCGCATAGCTAGTAAGTATGGCTTGTTAACCGAGGTTTTATATACCTACACCGCAGAAATAAGAGCGGGAAAAGATATTCAGCAAGCGGCGGCGGATGCTTTATCCGAATGGGATATTTAGGAGGGGATATGAGAGAGATTAAGTTTAGGGCTTGGGATATTGACGCTAAAGATATGTGCTATGAGCCGATTGCTAACCAGTATAACCAAGTGCATATAAATAAAGAATTTCAAGATGATCGTATTGTGTGGACGCAGTTTACAGGCCTAAAAGATAAAAACGGCGTGGAGATATACGAGGGGGATCTTTATAAGACTTATGGAGATGTCGCTTATCAGGTGATGTTTATAGGCGGAGCTTTTGTTGGTGGTAGGAATGCTGGGTGGTCTAGCCCTTTACAGTGGGGCGCGGAGGAAGGTAGTTCTGAGCCGGTTTTAGGTGAATTTACTGAGGAGTATATCGAGATAATCGGAAACATCTACGAAAACCCGGAGCTATTGAGTGATACTTAGAACTCCACCACATAGCCTAGAGTCAGAACAAGCTGTACTAGGATCTATCCTAATTAACAATAATTTACTAGACGATGTACTAGATATTATTGATAAGGAAGATTTCTATACGCCGGGACATAGGGATGTTTTCGAGGCATTAAAAAACCTAATCGGAAAGGGAGATAGTGCCGACCTAATCACGGTAGATGGATGGTTAAAGGATAACAACAAGGAAAGCGATTTTGGATACTTGGCTGAATTAACCAAAAACACCATACCTAACAACACTGTTCAGTATGCAAAGCAGATTAAGCGCAAGTCAAAAGCCAGGGAATTAATTAACGCTGCTCAAAGCATAGCCGATCTAGGCTGGAATGAAGATGGCGACATTGAGGAGAGTATCAGCAAATCGGAAAAGATCATTCTGGATTTAGGCGGTGATGAAGAAACGGAAACCAATGATTCGGCGCTTAAGAAGATTGTCGAGAGCTTTGATAACAAAGACACAAGTGGATTATCTACAGGCTTTAAGTCATTGGATGAAAGATTATTCCGGGTAGAGAAAACAGATTTTATTTTAATCGCTGCACGTCCTGGAATGGGGAAGACCACGTTAGCAATGAACATCGCAGAGAAGGCGGTATTAAGCGGTAAGCCGTTTCTTGTATTTTCCTTAGAGATGGGAAGGGAGCAATTACTAAAGAGGTCTATTTGTTCTCTAGGGGGTGTAGATTTCGGGCGATTGAGGAGAATGGATTTACAGGATGGGGACTGGCCTAAACTATCCGCAGGGGTAACGAAGTTAAAAGATTTACCCTTATTAATCGAGGACAAAGAAGTTACCACAGTAGATAGAATGCTATCTAAAGCAAGGGTTTACAAAAGAAAACATCCTAATTTATCCGGTATTGCGGTAGACTATATTCAATTAATCAAAGGGGATGGCGGGAATAAAACCGAACAAATCACAAACATATCCAGGGATCTAAAGCTAATGGCTAAGGCTCTGGAGGTTCCTGTATTCGCACTTTCTCAATTAAACCGAAACGTAGAGCAAAGGCCAAACAAAAGGCCGGTTAATTCTGATTTACGAGACTCAGGCAGTTTAGAAAGTGACGCGGATATAATCTTTTTAATGTACCGAGATGATTATTATAACGACAACTCAGAGTTTCCCGGTATTTGCGAGGTAAATATAAGTAAATTCCGCAATGGTGAGCCAGGAGTAGAGCGGGTAAGGTCAAGACTTGAATATTGTAGATTTGAGGATATGTCGTGATTGAATTACATAACATGGATTGCATGGATTATCTAAAAGACTGTGAGGATAACGCTTTTGATCTGGCTATTGTAGACCCTCCTTATGGGATAGGGGAAAGCGGAAAGACAAATAAAAGCAGGGGAAAGCTTGCTGCAGCAAAAGACTACAAGCCGTTTGCAGGGGGTGATTTAGAGCCTCCATCCAGTGAGTATGTTCAAGAGCTGCAGAGGGTAAGTAGAAATCAGGTAATTTGGGGAGCTAATCATTTTATGCAAAATATATGTCAAGGCTCTAGTTGTTGGATTGTGTGGGACAAAGTAACAGGAAAGAGTGATTTTGCCGATTGCGAACTTGCATACACCAGCTTTAAGACAGCGGTCAGGCTGTTTAGATTTCAGTGGTCAGGAATGCTTCAGGGGGATATGAAAAACAAAGAAAACAGAATTCACCCAACACAAAAACCCGTAAAGCTCTATCAATGGATATTAGAAAACTATGCCGAACCAGGACAAAAGATTCTAGACACCCATCTAGGCAGCGGATCAAGCGCCATAGCAGCCCATTATTACGGCGTGGACTTTGTAGGCATAGAGTTAGATAAAGATTATTTCAAGGCCGCAAAAGAAAGAATAGAGCGGGAAACATCACAGATTTCAATGTTCTAGGTATATTCCACAATATGAATACAGAAACACTTTTCGTCTCGTTCAGCGGGGGTCGTACTTCGGCTTATATGTGCCATTACCTGATTACAAATTGGAGACATAAATTTAATCTTATTTTCGTGTTTGCAAATACGGGGTTAGAGTGTGAGGGAACGCTTGAGTTTGTGGATAAATGCGATAGGGAGTGGGGGCTGAATCTTGCATGGGTGGAGGCCAAGGTGAATCCAACTACCGGCGCTCCTATCGAGCACAGATTGGTGGACTTTGTATCTGCAAGCCGCAACGGAGAGCCTTTTCGTGATGTGTGTGCTAAACATGGCGTGCCTAACTCAGATAGGCCGTTTTGTACACAATATTTGAAAACCTATGTTATTAACGCCTATAAGCATGACTGTGGTTATGGTCGCCAACACAAGACCGCAATAGGTATTCGTGCAGCTGAGTTTGATAGAATGTACCACGCCCAACTAGAAAGCGG